AATGCAACTGTACCTATATTAAACTGTTTTGTCTCGTTTCCCCACTTTTCAAGTTCTTCTTTAAATATTCCAAAATCTTTTTTTCTTACTCTTCTATACCAATTTCTTGTAGGTTCTGGCGAATTTATCCCATAATGCTTTAAAACTGTACGAGCCAAAGATAAACAATCTACTGCATGATGTTTAATAGGATCAGCACCTAATCTATAGGGCAAACCAATAAGTTGATGTGGCTTCATCTATTTTGAATATCACTGGATACAGGTAGTTTACCAACAACATCAGTAGTCAACACTAAACTTGGCACATTAACACCAACAGAATCTATAGCACTACTTAACAAAATTTCTACAACTTCTGGATCGTAAGATAAAGAAGCAGCAAGCCATGTATCTGTTGTTAAAACATTTGTCACATTATTAATATCATCATTAGCTGCAATACATACATTTACTTCTACAAAATATTTATTAACAACAGCTTCTTGTGCTTTTGCCATACTTAATGGATGATTACCCATTATTAAATTAGATTCAATATTATCTCCTGATTTATTTATAGTTGTTCCTTGATATATAAAAGGTAGATAATGATAATTTTTACCCTTAAAAGATATTGTATTACTTGAATCTTTTACATCTTTATTATGATCTCTTTTAGCATTTTGAAGTAGATGTATTGTACTTTTATTATTATTTTTATCTATTTTAAAAACTTCTACAAAAGTAACTAAAGTTGTAAGGCTCATAATCCAAGAGATGAACGTTGACTTCTAGAATTTTTTAACGATCCAATA